TGGATTTGATGGAGTATTAATGGCACTGTTCACGCTTCGCATTAATAACTACGTTGACCTTACTCAAACACCTGCTGAAGATACCGGTTCTACTCACGCATTCGGATCTTCTGAAGTTGCTGAAAGCTCTGCAATTACAAAATACGTTTCTAACCTCGAGTTGATTGGTGGTAATTCTCCAATCGAAGAGCCTAATTGTTACACTGATGAAGAAGTCGAGGAAATGAAAAAAGTATTGGCTCGTAAACGTGCTGAGCTTAAGTCTAAGGCTGAAGCTTCTGATACACCAAGTACTGGTTTTGGTAGCAAAGAGGAAAAAACTGAAACAAAACCTGAAAAAACAGTTGAAAAACCATCAACACCAACTGGTGACGAGGTTCCTGATTTCGACTTTTAATTAAGTGAGGGCTACGGCCCTCCTAATTATTATCATTTGGAGGTAAAAAAATGGAATTTCTAGGTATCACGATCGAAGATGAAGATTATGAAAAGCTTGGTAAAATGGTTGCAATTGAAGCCCAAATTGAAAAAATTAAAGATAGCGTAGTCGCCATTGATTTTTCTAATCGTGCTGAACTAATGGCCACCAAGTTAAAAGATATTGAGATCATTATTAAAGCCGCGCTTCCACTCATTCAAGAATTTAAAGAGGTTCAACAATGAGACAGATTTTTATGATGATTGTATTCCTTATTATCACTTTTGGAATTTGGGTTTGGTTATCACCGTTCTTTAAAGAAATTGGATCGGTTATAGAAGATAAAAAAGAATCACTTCGAGAAAACCTCGATGATGAATATAATGAAGAGGACGGTTTTTAACTTATGAGTACAGGACAAAAAGGCGGAGCACTTGTTGGCTTAGGTTTAATTTTAGGATTAGCATTCTTCTTACTGTTTACAGAGAAAATTGATAACGGTAATGTAGGCATTGTTTATTCCGCATCTGGTGGAGTTAAAGATGAAGTCTTAACACCTGGTTGGCATGTGATCGGATTGTTCGATAAAGTAAATGAATATCCAACTAAATCTCGTACTGTTGATTCTAAAAATATGGTAGTGTCTACTTCAGACGGTAAAAACATTGAAATGGATATTAACTACACATATTCAATTAGCTCTACTGATGTAGTTGCGATTTATAAAGAGTTTGGATCTTTGCCTGTTGAGGAACTGGAAAAAGGATATATCAAACGCCGTTTGCTTGATGCAACTCGAAATGTAATCTCTAATTACAGTTTGATTGATATTTACGGAAATAAATCTGGTAAAGCCCAAGCTGAGATCAAAGAATTGTTTTCTAAAAACATTTTAGATAAAGGCTTTGAAATTTCAGAAATCGGTCTTGGAGCACCAAAACCTGACCAAGCAACTCAAACCGCAATTGATTCTCGAGTAAAGGCTTCACAAGAACTTGATAAAAAGAAAACAGATCTTGCAATTGCAAAAGCTGAGGCTGAACAGAAAAAAGTTCAAGCAACCTCAGAAGCTGAACAAAAATTAATCAAGGCTCAAGCGGAAGCTAAAGCTAACGTGGAAATTTCAAAATCAATCACAAAAGAATTGGTTGAATATGAAAAAGCTAAAAAATGGAATGGATCGTATGTTGAAGTTGATGGTGCTGGATCAGTAATCGTTGATAAAAAATAAATCTGAAGGGGACTTGTTCCCCTTTTCCTATGGAGGAAATTAAAATGAAAAAATCATTACCGAAAGTTTACCTGGCGACAAATTTTTTCTCAGAGGCAATGTTCTTGTACACAGATCAAATTGCAAGCGAAATTCGTGAAGCAGTTAATGTTGATCTTTATGTACCGCAAGAAAACGCAGATATTAATGATAAATCAAAAAATGATGCGGTAATCACTGCTAAGGCAATTGCTGAAGCAGATTCAAAACACCTTTACGAATCAAATGTACTGATTGCATGTTTAGATGGTGTCGAAATTGATGCTGGAGTTGCTTCAGAGATCGGATATTTCTCCGCACTGATTGATTCAGAAGGTCGACATTCATCATTGCCAAAACTTCGAACGATCATCGGTATTTATTCCGATATTCGAAAAGACGGCACTGGAGACAACCGCTTCTATATTAATCTTTATACAAAAGGATTAGTTCAAACTTACGGAGATATTTATAACAATGCTTATGAAGCTATTGAAGCATTAAAACACATTGTGGATGATCTTAATAATCATCAAGAATTTGGAGGAACTTTATAATGGAATTATTTAAAATCTGGGCAACGGTGATTGCTCCTGTACTAGCGACAATTTTGATCTCGTTAACATATCTACCGCAGATCATTAAAACTTACCGTACAAAATCAGTAAAAGATATGTCGGTTGCTTTTTGGGTATTGCTTATTGGATTCCTGATCTGTATGATGTCAAATGCAACTTACTTGCTAATCACAACACCCAACGGAATTGGTTATTTCTTAACTGAGCTAGCAAACTTTGCTTTGGCTGTTGTTGTGCTTGGTCAGATCATTTATTACACTAAAAAAAATAAAAATAAAAAACCAACAATTGCAAAAGGCAATATTACTTTAATGGATGTTGGACCTGTTACACCAACAAAAAATGATTCGATCGTAACAATGGTTGTAAAAACACCTGAAGAAGAAAAATAAGTTTTAATAACTGGAGGAGTTATTTTGAAACGATTAACATTGGCAGTGGATTTTGATGGAACAATTGTTGAAGAAGGGTTTCCAAGTATCGGGGCTATTAAGCCTCGAACTTTGGAATTTATGAAACAGGCATTTGAAAAAGGTCATTTGGTTATTGTCTGGACGGCTCGATCAGGTGAGCATTTGATTAAAGCGCACGAGTTTTTAATTGAAAATGAAATCCCATTTCATTATATTAATGAGAATCCGGAAGATCCTTACTTTATCGCAGGTAGTCAGGGACGAAAAATATTTGCCCATTACTATTTGGATGACCGCGCTGTTCATGTAAATGATCTTGAAAAATTGTTTATTGAATTATAAAAAAACCTTTAATAATCATAGAATGTAAGTATAATATAAAAGTAAGAAATAAAACGTAATTAAATGGAGGAAACAAAAATGGCAATTAATCTTTTAGAACTACAACCGGTAAAAGCATCATCTGACATCTCATCTTATTCAAACTTTCTTTTCGGAGTACCAAAGATTGGTAAAACAACTTTCGTAAGTCGATTATATGGAGATCGAGTTTTATTCCTAGCCACTGAAAACCGTCATAAAGTTTTGATCGGCGCACACGTTCAAAATATTAAAACTTGGTCTGATTATCTTTCTGTTATGTCTCAGCTTCGTACGAAAAAAGAACTTAAAGAGCGGTACGATGTAGTCGCGGTTGATACAGTTGAAAACCTCTACAAAATGCTTGAGCTTCATATTCTTGCTAAATATGGTACAACTGAATTTGGTCAAGTTGAATGGGGTAAAGACTGGACAGATCTTAAAAAGAGCTGGGTTGACGGTCTCCAAAAAATTGAAAAAGCTGGTTATACACCTGTATTTATTGGCCACGCAATTAAAGAGACTGTAAAAATTCCTAAATCAGGAATGCTTGAATCTGCAATTGATGAAACAATGACTCTTAAAACGGATAAAAAATCAAAAGAAGAATACTACGAGTTCCAAAAGTTTGTACCAGATCTTAAAGAAAAAGTTATGGCACCAATTAACAAAATGGTTGATAACATTCTCTTTATGAATATGACGGTTGACTCGGAAATGAATGAACAGCGAGTAATCCACCTGCGAGAGTCGCTTCAATGGCAAGCCGGATCTACTTTTGAAGGAATTGCCCCAGTAATTCCACTAGACGCTGAAGCATATAAAAAAGCATTGAAAGATGCAATCGATCTTATTGGTGAAGATCAAAAAGTATCTGAAAAGCATGAAAATGATTTTGCAAAAGCTGACGGTGCTAATTTCGATGATTTAATGAAACGAGCAAAAGAACTTGGCGGAATCCTTGCTAAAGCTGGTCGCATGGAAGAGCTTACACGTACGATTGAAAAAGTATTTGGACCAGGTAAAAAACTTATGGATGCTCGTAAGGATCAAACTGGAACACTTCAAGAAGCAATTCTTCAATTAGAAGATCTAACACAAACAGAAGCATAAAAAAGATAGCGGGGATTAATTTCCTCGCTATACTGTATTTTAAAAGGAGAGTAAAACTAATATGACAACGGTTTTAAAAGATAACGGGCAACGATCAATGGAATTTAGCGCTTCACGTTTAATGGATTTTATTGGAAAAGGATTTGAAAAAGTTAAACTACCAGAAGAAACAAAAAGCGAATATGCTGAAAAAGTAATCCGCTTAATTTCTCAACGACCGGATATTGAAGCCAAAGACATCCGCAAGATTTTAATTCAAGAATCTACTGTTCTGGCTAATCGGATCAAAAACGAAGATGGTGTAGTTTCTAGCGAAACATTACTGAATGTAAACTGGACAAAAATGGCACGATATATCTTCCAACAAGAATTGTACAAGCGAGCCTCAAAAAACCGTTTTTATGATTCAAAACTAATGTACGGCGATTTTTATGGTCTCATTAAAACGTTAACAGATAAACGCCTTTATACACCTGAATTATTAAAAAATTATACCCGTGAAGATCTAATCCTTGCTGGTCAAATGATTGATCCATCAAAAGATGAACTATTTGATTTCGCTGGAATCCAAGCACTTGCAAATCGGTATTTGGTAAAAGATTTTGATAAATCAATTTATGAGCTACCACAAGAACGGTTTATGATCGCGGCTCTGACATTGATGATGGAAGAGAAAAAAGATCGAATGGATCATGTCAAAGAATTATACTTTGCATTATCAAATCTTTATCTCACACTGGCAACACCAACATTATCAAATGCGGGTAGAATTGACGGAGGATTATCAAGTTGTTACGTGGTTACAACACCGGATTCACTTCGCGGGATCTATGATGACAATACAGATATTGCAACTTTTAGTAAAAATGGTGCCGGACTTGGTGTCTATCTTGGTAAAGTTCGCGGTCGAGGATCTTCGATTAAAGGGTTCCATGGTGTTGGATCGGGTGTAATTCCTTGGATTCGCCAATTGAATAACACGGCTGTTTCAGTTGACCAGCTAGGCGTTCGCCCTGGAGCAATTGCTGTTTATCTTGATATTTGGCATAAAGATATTGTTCGCTTCCTTGAATTACGATTAAATACAGGAGACAAAGCAGAACGGGCCCATGAATTATTCACAGGAATCACAATCCCAGATGAATTTATGCGTCAAATTGAAAAACGAGGCGATTGGTATTTGTTTGATCCGCATGAAATCAAAGATGTTATGGGATTCCATTTAGAAGACTTTTACGATAATAAGCTTCTTGGTGAGAAAGAAAAGCCAAACCCAACAGATCATGCTTGGACTTATCATTACCAATTATGTATTGATAACCAAGAATTAGCAAAAACACGTGTAAACGCTTTGGATCTTGTTAAAAAGTTTGAAATTTCTCAGCTTGAAACAGGAACGCCATACATGTTTTACCGTGATACGGTAAACCGTAATAACCCAAACAAACACGCCGGCATGATCTACTCGTCTAACCTGTGTTAATTTCTTAGCACCTTTAAGCTGAAAAGCTTATCGAAAAACCTTGTTAAACGGGGAATATCCCATGAGGACAATCCCGTGCTAAATTTAATCAATCTTATCATTCTTTTATTGGCATTTAAGAATGGAGAATAAAAACTTGAAATATGGTTTTGTTTATATCACAATTAATAAACTTACTGGTAAAAAATATGTTGGAAAATGTGTTTATTCAAGAATAAACTCATGGGAAAAGTATTTAGGAAGCGGAGTTTATTTAAAAAGAGCAATCAATAAATATGGGAAAGAAAACTTTTACAAGATCATTATTGATGAATGTGATAATGAAAAAGAGTTAAGAGAAGTTGAAGAATATTATATTTTAATGTTCGATGCCGTAAATTCAAAAGACTTCTATAATATTAAACTCTCTTCAATTGGTGGTGATGTTTTTACAGGTCATCCAAATAAAGAAGGAATTAGACAAATGAGAGTGGATCAAATGTCTGGATCTGGAAACCATCAATATGGTAAACCAAAATCACAAAAAATGATTAACAGCGTAAAAGAAGCAAATTCCAAAAAATGTATTATTAATAGTATTGAATATGAAAGTATTACTGAAGCCGCGAAGAAGTTAGGATATAAAAGTAAGAGTGGCGTTCTGTATAAGTTAAAAAGTGAAAAATATCCTGATTGGAAATATGCTTGATAAGATTGATTAATAAATGCCGAACGACTATCGAAACCGCCGAAAGGTTAAGGGAGTAGAGTACAGCCCAAGCTATTGGGGTGAGGTGTTACCGTAATAAGGTAGTGTAAAACCTCTTAAATGGAAAAGCAAGGGATCTTAATTTAAGATCATGATATAGTCTACTCTATATGGCAACATATAGCAGTCACCAAGAGTGACGCTTCTAGCATAGCGAGCTAGAGGGAATATGCAGGACTGAAATTGGGCAGAACATGTCCCCATCAAATGTTGAACAACAAGAGATTGATTGGGCTAATGAAAAAGTAATCATTACTAAATCAATTGGTGATCTAGTTACCTGTAACCTTTCATCGTTGGTTCTGAATAATGTTGTCCGTGATGACGTTCTTGATCGTATTATCGCAATTCAAATGCGAGCGTTGGATAATGTAATTTCATTACAAACAGCACCTGTTCCACAAGCAGAGTTTACCAATAAAAAATATCGAGCTGTTGGTGCTGGAGAACAAGGAATCGCGGCTTTGCTTGCTGATAAACAACTCGATTGGGATTCAGAAGAAGCCACAAAATACATTCAGGAACTTGAGGAAGAAATCATGCTTTATACAATCATGAACTCATCAATTCTTGGAAAAGAAAAAGGATCTTATAAAGTATTTGAAGGATCTGAATGGCAGACTGGTGAATGGTTTGAAAAACGAAAAGCAGATGGTCATTTGAATCACCCTTTATGGGAGATTGTTCAAAAAATGGCTTCACGCTGTATGCGGAATGGTTATCTTCGATCACCTGCGCCAACCGGAGCCACTTCGGTAATTGCTGGATCTACCGCCGGAATTGATCCAATCTTTGATGTAATCTTCATGGAGCGCAAAAAAGATTTCATGCTTCCGTTGATTGTGCCAAATCTCAACCCTGTAACATGGCACTATTACAAACCAACTATGAAAATGAAAAAAGCTGATGAAGGTCTTGCCCATGAATTTGCTATTGACCATAACGCGGCTCGTCAAATCTTTGTCGATCAAGCATCATCATTTAATTTCTATGTACCACAAGGAACGTCGGCTAAAAAGTTGCTTTCGCTTCATGTTCGAGCGTGGAAAAAAGGTATTAAGACATCTTACTACACTCGTACTTGGGATAAAAAATATGAAGATAACTGTTTAGCATGTAGTTCTTAATTGAATATAAATTAAACAAGAGATTTCGGTCTCTTGTTTTCTTTACGTTTTCAAGAATTTAAGTATAATATAATAGTAGCAATTAATACAGGAGGTAATCATGGAAAACTCAAAAGTAAGACTATTTAATGAAAATTTACCAAATCGAGCAGATCGAATGTTCGATAACCAAAGTGGAATCCTTTTCTGGGATGACATTTCAAATAAGGCGTATTACGGTATTTATCAAACGCTGGTGGAGAATTTTTGGATCCCTGATGAAGTCTCAATGGCTCAGGATCGAAGCGATTGGCATAACAAAATGGATCAAAAAGAAAAAGAAGTATATAAGAAAGCAATTGGTGTCCTATCGGTTTTAGATTCGATTGCCACGCAATTTGATATGTATGCTTTTTACTTTGTGAAAGATCCTGCGATTAAAGCGACATTAGCAAATATTGCTTTTATGGAATCGATCCATAATCAATCTTATACGTACAATTTGACCTCGCTTGTTCCAATTGAGGAAGCCAATGAAGCTTTTAAACATCCAAAAGAACTGCCAACTATGCTCGCCCGGAATAAGATCATGATGGACATTTTTGATGATTTCATTGAAAAACAGGATATTTCTACGTTCCTAAAAAGTTTAGTGGCAATGTCTGTTCTTGAAGGAATTTGCTTTACTAATGGATTTACGCCGTTCTATCACTTTAACCGCAATGGAAAAATGAATGGTGCCGGTCAGATGATCCGATTTATCCAGCGCGATGAGGTTCAACATTCAATGTTCCAATCATTGCTGGTTCGAGATATTATGACTCAATACCCAGAAGAAAATACAAAAGAGTTTTCAGACTTTGTTTATGGGTTTATGCGGGAAGTGGTTGAACTTGAAAAAGAGTTCTGCGATGATCTATATCAAGATTTTTATGACATTGATATTTATTCCGTAAAAAAATATGTCGAGTACAAAGCAAATATGCTTTTAGATCTATACGGCCTCGATTCAATCTTTGAAACCAAAAAGAATCCGATGGATTGGATTACTGCTTACTCACCAGAGAATTTCAATAATGTAAAATCGGATTTCTTTGAGCAAAAAGAAAACAACTATGCAAAAGTAGGATCATCAAAAGATGAGAGTGGAGATGTTACTGCATGGGACGATCTCTAAAACCAAAGGTAATTATTGTTTCTAGTCTTACGGGCAACACTCAAACTTTCGCGGACTACTTAAAAAGTAAATTCCCGGAAGCTTGGGTTACCACCCCGGACAAAACAATTGAATTGAACAATTATGATCTGATTGCTTTTGGATCATATACTTGGAAAGATGGAAAAATCCCCGCAGATATTAAAAAATATATACTTGATAATGTTCATCGATTATATGGAAAGCAAGTATTAGTTTTTGGATCCGGAAATACCATTTATCCAAAATATTGTATGGCGGTAGATAGCATTTCTAAAATCTGTCGTTATTACGGTTGTAACGTAATTGGGGAAATAAAGTTTGAACAGCGATTTAATTTGAATAAATTAGATCAAAACGAAAAAGAAAAAATTGAGAACACATTAGAAGAATGGGGAAATTAATTATTATGAAACTCTTAACAAAACCAGATTGCCGTCCATGTACTGAAGTAAAAAACTTTTTAAAAATTGTTGGTCTTGCAGATCAAGTTGAAATTGTTGACACTGAAACGCCGGAAGGTAAAAAAACCGCAATTGCGCTTGGCGTCATGTCAATGCCTGTCTTAGTTGATGGAGAAGAGCTTGTATTTACAAAAGACAAAATCATTGAACGACTTGGAACAAAAATGTAAAAATCTTACAAACCTGGATTCTTTCCAGGTTTTTTCTATTTACTGTATCATTTTGACCTCGATTGTGTTATATTTATATATGTAAGATAAATCGATCAAAGGGGATATTAAAATGACAAATGAAGATAAAGTTTTCACTGGGACAATTCATATTTTTGGAAAAGAAAATAATGAGGTTGTTGATAAAGTAGTTGATATTGATTTTCCTGTATTGTGTAAAGAATGGGAACAATTAACAGGATATGACGAACAAGATCCTAATACAAGTTGGGATATTATTTCGTCGACAACAAAATTAGATTTTGAATACACCAGTGATTTTTCTCTTAATGATGCGAACTATTTCGCAAGAGAATATAACAAGTACGAAACACAGTATGAAAAAGATCTATTCGCGGAAAAAGTATCTCAATACATGGATAATAGTCATTCATTGTATTCCGCAATACATGAAATTAATATTCAAAGTGTAAAGAAATGAGGCCTTTGGCCTTATTTTTTTTAATTAAATCCCATAAAACAGTGTACAGTTGTGGGAATACAGAGTATAATTAATATATAGAGAGCAAGCAAATAAGATCTTTCCGAGCGGAGTACGCCACGACGGCAATTAGCCTGAGCGACCTAGATTGACGCCAAGACGGAAGATGCTCCTAAATACATTAATTGGAGGAATTAAAATGACAGACTACACAAGAAACATTGTTGAACAGATCAAAGAGAAAGGAGAAAAACTTTT